TTAACTAACAGTCTATAATCAGCTTCTAAACCAATTGATTTATTCCTGTGTCTTACTTCTTGATTGTATTCAACTAATTCAATCCAATCTCCTTTTCTTTCTTTGTTTAAAATCTCGTCAAAAGATTCTTCTACATTAAGAACTCCATTTGTTAAAACAATTTTTGCCATAATAATAATTTTAAATAACAAACCCCGATAAATCCGTAGGAGTCTCACGTCTACTTCATTATCAGGGTTCAATAACTTCTTGAGGTTAACTATGTTTGAGACTCTAACCTTGTTGCAAATATAACTAAATTTATTTACATACTAAAAAGGCAATCCAGAATTTTCGTTTCTAATCTTGTCCGAAGTATTCTCCATCTTTTTAAATGGTTCTTGAATCTTACCTGAAAAGAACTTACCTGCTTTCCCATCCTTTACCCATAGACTAATTTCTAATTCTCTTCCGTCTACGTTAATAGTCCCGCGGTAGTCAGGATGCTTCTCGTTTTCTTTCTTGTTATTCTTAAATATAACAGCCGTGTTTGTGTTGTCGTAACTCATTTTACTTTGTTTTTAAATTATACTTTTTAATTGTTCGTAGTAGTTTCTGCAAAGTTCTACCTTCTCTTTAATCTGTTCGATAGCTTGTTCGTCTCTTTCTACGATGAATCTTTTAATTCGTAGGTTGTTAGGAATATGGTCGAATGTGTGTTGAGATTGTACCGCTTCACGCAAATCTAAATCCTCATCTATTAATCCTGCTTTCCAATGCGCTCTACGTACCTCATCCTCTACAATTTGGTGCGGTGTATTCATTAAGCAGTAAACTAATTCAGCACTATCCATTCCTGTAAGAAACATATAACCTTGCAGTTGCCAAAAATAATCTTTATTCTTTAACTCAGTATCGAATAATGGAAACGTAGAACCATCCCAAGAACATTTAATGTCAGCAAGTAAGTCTTTTGTAATTACATCGGGTTCGCCTGTGAGCCATTCATTATTATATCTCTCTGTGTTTTTAACTACAAACTCCCATCCTAATACTTGACCTGCAAACTCTATTGCCTCATCTTCCATCTGTAAACCTTTATCTGTGTATCTACTCCAAAACTCTTTAGCTATTCCCAATTCCTTTTCTTTAAAGTAATCTTGAATATAAGTCTTTGCAGTTTCAGATAGAACCTCTCCCTTTGTTCTGGGAGAAGTCATTATCTTACCTATTGCGCTACATCTAATTTTCATACTAACTTTCTTAATGCTTGTTCAACTAATTCTTTTCTATTCTCTTCAGCAAATTCTTTAGTTATATGTCCGTTTCTAATCATATCTCTAATTGCTTTATTAATCAATCTAACTTTAATAGTTTCCTCACTATTCCTTTTAGGTTGCTTATCTCGTGTAATTCTTATATTCTTACTCATAACAATAACATTGCTTTTGTTTGTAACTCAGTTAGTTCATATCCTTTCAAAGCATTCTTAAATTGCTCAGTAGTTAACTCTCCGTTTGATACTTTAGCAAGTCCTGATTCAAAACGCTCTTGAGGAAATAACTTACTTACTGCTTCTCGTGCCGTGTTTCCATCGTCATCCACCGCCTGTAAACTTAAAAGCGTCTGTAAACTTCCTCTTCGGTAGTAAGTAATCGAAGCAATTAATTTTTGTGGGTCGGTAATCATTGGGAGAACTAAACTGCTTTCTATCTTGTCTCCGTTTTCAATGTCTATTATCTGAGTGCATACTTTGCCGTCTAAGATGGGTTGTAAGAGTATTAAACCGTGTTTTAATAGGATTGGTTCAGTAGCTTCTAAAATAGCGTTTAAATCAGCGTATTTCGATTTAAAGAAAGGATTGTTAGAACCTTTAGTAACTTTGCCTATCTCTTGCTTTGCTTTCCATAGCTTAGTGTAGATAGTTTCGCTTTTCGGTAGAACGTCTACCACTTCTTCTTTTTTCATAGTTATCTGTTTTTAATTGTTTACAAATATAATACTTTTAAACATATAGCATACCTTCAGCAGCTAATTTTTTTTTAATTAATCGTTCTAAATAAATTAAAGAGTTCTTTTCGTTCTCGCTTGAATCGTTTGAGTAAGGTACGCTCAAGTCTATGCAGTTCATTATCTTATCAATCTTTTCTTTTAGCACATAATCAAATCCGTTATTTGCTTGTCTAACTACTTTTAAAGCGTGAATAACTGTGCTATGGTCTTTGTCAAAGAACTTACCTGCTTTGCTCAGGTGCATATTTTCTATTGCTAACCAAACCATACCTAACTGACGCCATTGCATTACTTCTCGTTTGCGTGATACTTGGCGAAGATACTCTAGAGAAAATGGACAAGCTATTAGAAAATCCTCAAACACGAATCTTGTATTTTTAGGAAATGATTTTTTTGTGTCTGTAATTGATTGTATGTTATAATTCATAATGTTAAATAGTTTTTAAATATTTCAATGTTTTTGTAAATAGTATTTAATGAAGTAATCACATTCGCCTTTTTCGTTAGGCTTTATATCTGCGTATGTTTGACAATATTTAGATGGTTCTGCCATATACCTGTAACACTCTTTTTTTAGTTTGCAAGTTTCATTTTTGCACATTGCTATATCTGGCATCTTACTCTGATTTAAAGTAATTTATAATTGTATTTATTGCTTTTGTAAGCATTTCTGGAGTTTGTGTAAATTCATCAACTTCACCTAATCTCCATTCTTGAAACTCTTCTAATATCATTACTGCTATATCAATATCTAATTCTTTTTCCATTCTATTCTGATTTAAATGTTTCGTTATAGTAATCTATGAATGCTTGCCTATCTCCCGTTTCACAATACAAACCTGCTACCCATACTTTTTCCATCTGCTCTTTCTCCATTTCTTTGGCTTGGTCAATATCCCCCTTTGTGAACTTACCAAGTTTATTAAAAAGTTGTTGTTCCAACCATTCTACTGCTGTTTTCATATCTCGTTTATATCTGTTATTAAACCTTTCCATAATTGGAATTTATCTTTAGCATCTGACTGAGTGTATGCGCTTACAATTAAGTAACGCTCTTCCCATCTCTTTAGCTTTACCTTGTATGTTATCTTAAATCGTTTCATCTTTCTTTATGTTTTTCCAATCCGACATTTTATTGTTTACTCTAACTCTATATTTATAAACTGATGGTCTTGCACATTCAATTATAAATTCTCCTTTAAACCATTCGTTATCGTGTTTATGTGCAAAGTCACTAAAGCATCCGCTAACCATAACTTTGTCTCCTTTTTTAAATTCTTCCATAGCTTTTTATTTCTGAGATTCTATTTATTAACTGTGTATTATAATTGTCCCAATATCTTTTTAAGTCTCCGTGTCTTACTCCGTTGTTAGGGATGAACTCGTTTTCTAATGTAGTAGGCTTTAAGTGTTGGTTAAATGCCTCTGTTACTTTCTTAAATACGTTTCGTGTTTTCATAGTGACAATATTAGTTTGTGGTACTCTTTAATTAAATTATCTAATCTGTTTAGTGTTTCTTCTGAATAAACATCCGTGTTTGCTTGTCGCTCAATCTCCAATTGCTCAACGTATTTTATTAAATCTTCTTTCATATTTCATCAAGGCTTTTAAGTTTATCAATCACTATCTGGTAGCTTCTCCATAATCTACCTAATCCACGTTGGCAGGTATCAATAACATTCTCTGAATGCTCGTGGAAGTTGTTAGGGATGGCTATTTCTGCATTGTACCGTAGCATATTATCTATTCGGTTCTGCATTCCTTCGCATAAGTAAAGCAATTCGTTTGCTTTTGCGTGAAGTTTTAAGGCTTCTTTAATCTGTTTTTTCATCTGTTTTGTATTAGTGTGCGTTACCGAGTCGCACCCCTCGTTTTTTTATTTTGTTTTTTTCAAATATTCTTGTTGTGCAATTTTAAATTCTAAATATTCAGTACCACGTTGTAAAATCATTTCGTTACCTTTTGAATCTCTGATTACATAATGAAAGCTGCTTCCGTCATTATTCCAAACTTTTAATTCTGCAATAGCATTTTTTGGTTTAATACTATCATTTTTTGAATAGAACTTCTTAACACAATTTCCTCCCATTGCTTTTACTTGGTAAAATTCTGAATTATTTACATCTCTTAAATCAATGCTGTCATCATCTAATAAAATAACACCTAAAATATTATTTGATTTGTCAACTCCAACATAACTAAAATTTGTGTGCATTCTATTGATTTTTTTATTGCAACAAGCACAATTCATTCTTACTTGTTTTCTTGTTGTAAATCTTGAATCTGTTGAATTTAAAGTTTTCATATCTGTTTTGTTTTTTTGTTTTGTGCCTTATTGACCTTACAAATGTACGCAATTGTTTATAACTACCAAACTTTTGCACAATTATTTTCACTTTTTTTTTGATTTATTTTTGAAAGCCTTATAAACAAAGGGATGTAGGATGTAAAAAAACAAAGGGAGAACATCTCTGAACTCCCTTTCTTACCTAAACAAAACAGATTGTACTTTACGAAAAAAGTTCTGCTAATGTACGCATTTATCTCACTTTACCGTTTATTATTCTCAAGTTCTTTACTTCAAAGTCTCCATTCTCAAACGTAGTGACAAATGCAAATCCGTGATTCCATTTATTGTAAGGCATATATTCGGGAGATAATCCGCATAAACTACCCATAGACCAAGTTGTAACTACATTTCCTTGTAAGTCTTTCTCGCTATGCTCAGACGTTGCGTGATGGTGTCCAATGATTGCGTTAGCTTTTGCCCTTACATATAATCCTCGTGCTACGTTTACCGGGCTAAATACACTTTGACCAAATTCGTGTCCGTGCATAATGTTTAGATTACCTGCTTTAATGATTTGCTTGTCTTTAATCTCAGTAACTCCTAACTCTCCAAATCTAAGGATGCTTTTTAACTCAAAGTCTGCGATACCTAACAACTCAGGTGCTACCGTTTTTAAATAGTTTTCCCACCTTGCCTCGTGGTTTCCTATCTTGAAGTATATAGGACAATCGAACTCATCTCTAAGTTGTCTTAAAAAGTCTCGTGTAATATCTATTTCACCTGCTAAATCACGAAGTCTTCTATCTTTAATAAAACGAGATGCTTGATACATATCCATAGTATCTCCATTTAATATAATAGCGTTAGGCTTATGGTCGTATGCCCATTCTAAAGCAATACTCAAAGCATCTACATCGTGGTAAGGTAAATGAATATCTGATAGTATTAAGATTCTATTATTTCCTTTAGGCATTATAAAAGGAAGCTGCTCTTTATAGTCGCTTTCTGGAAGTTTATTCCACCCGTTAGCTTTTCTTTTTTCTTCTTCCGTTCTTTTATATTTTTCTATTCCCTTGTATTTAGTTTCTCCTCTAATTACTCTAATACAACTCCTTACTGCTTCTACATTTTTAAAGTCCAAAGAATGGTCATTGTAAATTAATTTAGCTAAGGTTTGAGTTGCCATAGCAGGATGCTTTTCTAAATAGTCTATAACTATTGATTGATTTACGTTCATAATAAGTTTGAATAAAAAAACCGATGTTACTCGGTTCTATTTGTTAAATGTGTCCACGACCTTCCTTTGCGAATATCACAAATTGTTGATTGAGATATATTGTATATTTTGCTTAATTCAGATGTTCTTTTATTGCTTGTAAAAATAGCTATTACAATATCCTCTGTTAATTTACTTTGGCTATTTCTACTTCCTTTACAATTTATTAAACCAAGTTTAGCAGCGTGTTTTTGATTTTCACTTTTTGTAACCCATTCAAGATTTTCTAATCTATTATCGTGTTTATCTCCGTTTATATGGTTTACATCTGGTTTATTCTCATTGTTAGGAATAAATGTTTTAGCCACAATTCTATGTATAGTTAGCTTTTTAACTTTAGCATCTTTACATAAATCAATAGTAGAATATGTTTGTTTAAGTGGTTTTAATATTCTTTCAGAATTCCAAACCTTATTAGGCATACTTTTAACCCTTCCAAAACTACTTACAAGATATTTTCCTTCATATCCTTCAATCTCTTTCCAAATTTCATTTTTCATAATCATACATTTGACCACAAATATACGTAATTAAAAATGATTTTTTCCTTCAGACCAAGGCAAATAAATTGTTTTTCCTGCTTTTTTTATTGCTACTAATACTTGTTTCCTATTTCTTCCTTCTCTATATGAAATATGAAACCAAGATGCTTTACCTTGTGATGGAAATTCTGCTATCAATTGGTCGAAAACAACGTTATCTATAATCCACTCGAATAAATCTCTATCGTGTAAATCTAAATCTATTGCTTCACCTAAACTATGTTGAGACGTTAGAGCGCCTCCAATGCGTTTATTTACGGCAGGAGAACGATAACCACTATTAACTCTAATTGGCTTTCCTAAATGCTCTCTAATAGGCTCAAAACAATTAATAGCCAATGCCATAGCTTTAGCAAGTTGCCCAGAGTTCATCGAATTGCTTATTCCGTAGTTTGTAGCAGCATCTGAACGCTCAAATTCTGCTCTACTTAAATGCTTACTTAACTGCATATTACTATTAGGTAAGTTACTCTTTAGTAAGTTGTGATAGTGTAGCCGTAACTCCACCAATTGCCAACAAATATCCACTTGCCGTAATTAATGCTGCCGGTAAAGCTACAGGAGCTGCGATTATAGCTGCTCCTACTGCTCCTGCAATGATTCCTACTCTTTGTACTTTCTTCCAAAACTTAGGAGTTTTAGACTGCCATCTTTCTTTTAGTTCCATATTTCTTTTTATCAGGTAAAATACCTACCATTAATTCGCTAAATTGTATGTGTTTATCTAATTGTCTTTTGCTTGTTTGTATTCTATCTTCTAAGCAATCGTATAGCTTTAACTCTACTCTTTCAAGTTTAGATTCTAAAACCTCAAACCTTTTAGTAAAAAAGCTATACATTAAGAATATTACTAATACTAAAACACCTATTACTCCGTGTTTCTTTATAGCTTCTATTATAGGTATTAGTGCCATTTGTAAAATTAATTTATTGGTGGGAATGGTGGTGTAGGTTTAGGATTGTAAGGAATTAAATCCAAGTCCTTAACCCATAGAAAATCTACGTTTGTGCAGAAGTTCATCTCTTCAGTTGAGATAATCCAATTATCATCAGCATCTTGAATAGGATTGAAGTAGCTATCCTCAGTGTATTGCTGACCTACTAATTCATCTTTCTGTACCTCTGTAAGCAGTCCTACATATTTAGGATATTCTGCTTGTGT